ATCATGACGCCGCGCCGCGTAATTAATCCCGTGGGATTAATTTTAGACAGTCTAAAAATTCGTGACCAACTTCTTAGAAACTTATTTCGCTTTTAATAACTTTATGGAATAAAAAAAATCCTTAGACAGAGTTGTAGATTTCTAAGCCCTTGATTTTCCTCACTTTAGATTTTTTGAACTTTGAGTATCTAAAACCTTAAAAAAATTGTGGGATTGGCAAACCCTTGATTAGCAAGGGGAAAGTCGGTAGTAGTAGTATATATAACTAAATGAATAGATAAATAGACAGAATTTTCAAAACATAGTGTACCCCTATAAGCGCCTCTGTCGGTTTTTTAGTGTTTGGCCCTCTCTGTTGTCTGAGAAGCCGACTATTTGTCTAAAGTCTTAAATATCAATTAGTTACGCGATTTCCGCTGTCTAAAGTTTTGTCTAAAATCCGAGATTATCTTTGTAAATCAAACACTTACAAATTTTAAAAATGTTGGTCACGTAAAAGTCAACTAACTAATTGTCTAAAAGTATGCTTACCCGTCCCAATCCCGACGTTGCCGTTGAATGTAATTAAAAACAAGTTGTAATAATAATTCTTAGATGTCTATTTTTTATAATACCAACTAGTTTATTCTTAATTTGACTTAACTCCTCAGTTTGGTATAATAATGACTGTGGGAAAATTTATTTTTCTACTTGTTGTTTATTTGTTTACTAACTGACTAATCCCACGGGATTAAGGAGCCAACAACATGAGCAGTAGTCGCAGGTCTGTCTACAATGGCACTCGCGAGGCAACGCTATATGCCAACCCTCGTTATGTGCGTGAGACGCCAACCTACCAGAGCGCACCACTCGGTGCGTTCAATCCCCGTACCCAAGCTCGCAAGGAATCACAGCGATATACGGGTACGCTTGTCAAAGGCATCGCAACGATGCACAAGTCCAATCCCGTGCCGGTCACGGCGGGTATTGGCACAAACCCCAAAATCACTTGCTAACGCAGGTGCAAACATTAATCGTTCGGCGTTAATCGTTCGGCGTTAATCGTTCGGCGTTAATCCCACGGGATTAAGGAGGTATATCCCTATGACGTATGTATCGCAACCTGCACAGTTCTCCCTGCTATCTAAGGATGATCTGATACTTGCAGTCGTTGACCAGATATATGATGATTACAACAACAGTCAGGGCAAAGCGGCTCTAATCCAGTTGCTCCAGACTGTCGGTGTTAATCGTTTAGTTGATTACTTGCCCGAGGAATCGGGTGTAAAACTTATTCAAGCACAAACTATTATTCAGGAGACTTAGTTATGTCTATCAAAACTAACGCGCTGATCGTGTCGGTCAGCATTAATCAACCCACCAAAGAGCGTACAGATCGTGTTGTATCTGACGGTGTTGCTGTCGCTCACAATGCCGCGTCAGACGCGGGCCGGTTTGTTAAGAGCTTGTACCCCAAGCACTTGATGGCACCCATAGATCGACTAAACTCGCGAGCCAGATCGTTCGTTCGCAGGGATACGTACCTGTGGAACCGCAACGAGTTCTTGCTCCCGTCTACGCGCTTTATGGAATTTGCGCAGGATGCTGGCAAGATCGAATTGGAGTTTGAGCAGGCTGTTACTGCGTTCCTCAATAACTGGTCTAACGTCATGCTGGAGGCTCAGCGTGAGTTGGGCTCGCTGTTTGATGCAGACATCTACCCCAGCGTTGAGGAGTTGAAGGATCAGTTCTCCCTCAAGTTCTTGTACCGGCAGGTGACTGACGAGAACGACTTTCGCGTGCAGATGCAGGAAGATGAGCTTGATGAGTTACGCAAGCTGACGGCTGACTCCATGCGTGAGCAGTATGCGGATCTGGCGAAGGCTCCGCTCATGGCGTTGCAGGAAACGCTGGATAAGTTGAGGACGAAACTCAGCGAACCGGATCGTGAGATCAAGGATGACAACGGCGTGGTTGTCGAGACTAAACCGGCTATCTTCCGTGACTCTACAGTGAACAACGTGCTGGATGAGTGTCAGAAGATTATCGACTTTGGCGACAGCGTACTGCCTACGGAGTACATCACGTTTGCGCGTGAGTTGAGATCGGCACTGCCGACTCCCGCTCAGTTGCGTAGTGGATTGAGTATCAAGACGCAGACTTGTTCTCAGATTGTTAGCTGGAGTGACCAGATCACAGCGATGCTGTCCGGTGACGAGCCAGAACCCACTAATGACAACGTAGTAGCGCTGCTAGAAACCCCGGAAGAATCCAATAAGGATGAATTCGCGCCTCTGGAGCCTGACCCCTCACGCAGTCTGATGGCTGAGATTGACGATATGTTCGCGGATGAGTTCGCATGAAGCGAGCAATCGTCATAGCGCCGTCCTCTGGGTATATGTTGCCCTACGAGTCGGCGTGTAAAGTATTGGAGCTACTTGCGGATGCTGTACCGCTTGATAGCTCCTATGATACCGGCTGTGGCTTTGAGCGAGCTAAGCCTGATCGCTACAGTCGGTTACACCTCCAACCTCTCTCCGTAGCAGAACATGCGGAGATAGAGTTGGCTAAAGAAACGGAATATTAATCCCGTGGGATTAAAACTTATTACTAACTTGTTGTTTACTTACGTCCTTGGAGGACACAATTATGCGTATCAAACATGTAACTCCCGTTATCGTAAAGCGTTACCTCGACCCTAAAGTTCGCAAGCGTGCGTTGTTTTTGCTTGGCCCTGCGGGTATCGGCAAGTCTCAGGTGGTGTTCCAAGCCAGTAGCTACCTGCAAGACAAGGTAGATGATTGGCGCGGTGTGGTAGACATCCGCTTGAGTCAGATGGAGCCTACCGACTTGCGCGGTATCCCTGCGGCTGATATGGCGAACAAGATCGCTACATGGTGTCGGTTCGACACGCTCCCGCAAGACGGGTGCGGCATCATCTTTCTTGACGAGATAACGTCGGCACCGCAGTCGATACAGGCGGCGGCTTACCAGCTTGTGCTGACACCGGAAGACTTTGGTGTACCAGAGGGCTGGATGATTATTGCCGCTGGCAACCAGAAGTCTGACCGTGGTGTAACGTACAACATTGGTGGCCCGTTACTTAACAGGTTTAATCAGGTTGAAGTGGTCAGTGTGCTTGAGGACTTTGAGGAGCACGCTATCACTCAGGACATACGGCCCGAGGTTCTATCATTCCTGCGCGACCGGCCCGACTACCTGCACAAGTTTGAGCCTACCGGCGGCGAGATCAAGCCGTTCCCTACGCCACGTTCGTGGTTCGCTGTGTCAGATATGCTGTCACTTAATTTGCCAGAAGAAGTACGGCCCGAGCTTATCAAGGGCGATGTGGGCGAGGAGGCTGGCATTGCGTTTGAGGCGCACCTGCGAGTCTACGGTGAGATGCCGCGCATTGATGACATTCTGGAGGGCAAACCGACAGAAGTGCCCGAGAAGTTGAATGTGCTCTATTGTGTGGCTATGGGTCTGGCTACGCGGCTCGACAAGTCTAACTTTGACAACGCTTGGAAGTTCTTACAAAAATGCCCCGGCGATGTGCAGACGTTGACTGTCAAGCTGGCCTACAAGCGCGACAAGGATCTGGCGAAGGCACCTGCGTTCACGCAGTGGTCATTGCAGAATCAGAGCGCGTTCAATGCTTGAGTTCACACGCAAGGACAACGTTGCGTACTGGCGTAAGTATCCCAACAAGTTAGTTCATGATTGGCCTGAGTCTTATCAGGCTGTTAGGACTATGGCGGGTGATGATGCGCTGGATACGCATATCTGTGTGCGGGAGCATTGGCTTGTTCAATGCCCCATGCCTAACGGGAAGCTCCAGAACGTGGGTGTACTCCAAGAAACCGCCGACCATCATTGGTTTGCGCAGTTGGATTGGGCGCACTCTGGCGCTTCTTCAACGCGGTTCAAAACGTTTGAGCAAGCTAAGTTGTACGTTGATGCGGTGTTTGCTCTTGATAACTTGTACGAGAAGTATGTAGAAGTACATGCAGACGTACCGTTTTAATCCCGTGGGATTAAGGAGAACTTAATGACTGATATATCTCTAGTTGAAAAGCGTGTGGGTCTTGCGTACAGCAAGCTGGGCATACGCGAGCCGTTCATCGCGGCAGTGATGAGCAAGATCAAGCGGGAGGTGACACCTGATGTGCCGACTGCCGCTACCAACGGGTCTTGGGTGAAGTTTAGCCCCGACTTCGTAACAGACAAGTGTACCGATTCGCAGTTGTTCGGCCTTGTCCTGCATGAGTCCCTGCATGTTGTGTTAATGCACATGTGGCGGCGTGAAGGGCGCGACCCCAGACTGTGGAATTACGCCAACGATGCGATCATCAATGCGTATATACGCAAGCGTGGTTATGAGCTACCTGACGGTGGCGTGTTCGTTGATTGGGTAACGGAGTCAATGTCCTCTGAAGAAGTTTATCAGAAGCTGAAGGACAACCCGCCACCTCCACCTGATAAGCCAGACAACCCAGATGGTGATGAGGAAGGTGATGGCAACGACTCACCTTATCCAGCCGGTGGTTTCGATGGCGAGGGTGACATTGAGGATGCTGTCAACGAGGCAACAAAGGCAGACCTTGAGGCCACAATCGTAGCCGCCGCTAAGATGGCTAAAGAGTGTGGGCAAGGCTCTGGCCTAGTTGATCGCATACTGGAAGATATAGGCAAGCCAAAAGTGGCTTGGACTGATGTACTACGCAACATGATGTCCGAGTCGGCTAAGGATGACTATACATTCCAACGCCCACGTAGGCGGTTCGTGTCGCAAGGTATCTACTTGCCGTCGCTACACTCTGACGCACTAGGTGGCTTGTTGATCGGTGCTGACGTATCCGGTTCGATGTGGGGTGATCCGACTGAACTGGCACAAGTCTCCGCCGAGATCAACGCTATCGTTAGTGACACCCGCCCCGCGTTTGTCGAAGTTGTCTACTGTGACAGCGCGGTGTTACGAGTTGATCGCTTTGAGCATGGTGAAGAAGTTGAATTCAAACCGTGTCAGGGTGGAGGCACGCGGTTCAAGCCCGTGTTCGATCACCTTGAGGAGTCTCAAGATGACTACTGCGGTATGATCTACTTCACTGACTTATATGGTGACTTAGATGAACTAATGGACCCCGGTATCCCATGCGTGTGGGGTCTGACACATAGCAAGGACGATGTGCCGTTCGGTACTCCCGTTCCCGTTCAGTTGTAAGGAGAACGAAATGAAGGATGATCTAATCAGCCGCCTGTCCAAGTTTGAGCAGAACATTACTACTCGGCTTACACGGACAGAGAGCAAACTTGTTCGTGGCTTTGAAGAATTGGGTATCACCACCGATACCCGCAATAACTGGCTAACAGTAGATGATGCCGCCCGTATCGTTTACGTAGACACCATAGGCCGTTCGCTTATGGTGTTGTTAGCTGACATGGCTCGCCAAGGTGCTACGCACTACGGCGATAACTATGAGGTAGTACACAAGGGCGAAACCATCGCGGTAGTAGAATTCCGCAAAGTTATCTGACTAACTAATTTACTTATTAAGGAGTAATCAATGACTGTTAAAAAGCGAACCACCAAAGCCAAGCGCGTCGAGCTTGACCAAGATGTGCTTTACTCATGGCTCAGTGCTGTCAGTAGGACTAGTAGGGATATGGCTACCCGCGTGCCAGACCCTACACGTAGTCAAGACTCTGGCTACATGCTTGAGAACATGTTTACCATCCCTAAAGAAATCTTCCGAGCGCAGAAAGATAGACTTGTTGCTGATTCACAACGGGATATAAACAGGGTTTTCAACAGCGTCAACATAGACGCGTTCCATAAGTTTGGCTTCTTTATGACGCCTTTACTCTTTGAGGTGCTGGACGAACTAACATCAGTTATGCCATACCTTGAAGTGTTCCCTCGCCTTGAGCTTAGGAGTACGGATCGGTACTTTAATATCTACAAAGATATGGAACCGTACACTGATAACTTACTGATACCTGTTATTGATGACGTAATAATCTTTCACAAGGACTCCGACTACGCCAGTGCCGCTATATCAACCAACGGTAACAAGGCTCATGGGACAGAGCAGTATTTGTTCCGTAGCCCGTTGCTGGTACATAGGGAACGCTCTCAGGTGCAAAGCACTTCAAGTGCGGAGACTGCGATGAAGCTGGCAAGGAAGTATGCCAAGTGGACACCACCCACTAAGGTCAGAGAGTATGTGGCGTTTGAGGATCAACATCACACCATTCTCACGCCCCTAAAACGTAAGCAACAAACTATATCGCAGAGTATACGTGGTCTTAAGGGAACGCTTAACGATGCGTTTGGTGACGAGGGCGGTATCAAGGTACTTAAGTTCCTTATTGACTCGCCCAATATTCCGGCAGAAGCGACTAGTTTGTGGAACAAGCTACGCTACAATTACGTCACTCTTGTAGACTCCGCTATCGAAAGTTCGCGGATGTGTTACTTACGACTTGTGCCTAACTCCGACTTAGTTTCCTATACGTTACTTGATGCGCCTGTTGCAGAGAGGTTTCTGTCAGGTGACTTTAAGTCGCTCACTGACCTTGTTCGGCGTACGTTCGGGGACAAAGACGCTAGGCTTAACGATGCGATTTCCCGAGCATACGAACTACTTAACAGTCTGGGTACTGAAGATCATTGGCGCTCTAGTGTGTCTGACTACAAACGACTCACAGCTACCTACGTAGAGCCAATGTCTCAACTACCTGCTGATATGATGGCTAAAATCGCTCAGTTGTCGATAGACGACGGAGACGACGATGACGTTAGGCGGTTCGGCATCGTTAATGTGGGCAAGAAGTTGTCTAGTCAAGAATTCATTATCTACGCGGGTAGCTTATGGGGTATGCTTGTAGGCGAAACCGAGTAAGTCGAACGTAGTAATGGACGACGATAACGAAAACGATGCAATCATCCAGCTTGGTTTAGGTGGGGGCAGTATAGAATTTTCTTCAGCCGAAGAAATAGATGACTTTATCCACCGCCTACTGGATGCAAGGGAGCGAGCGTTTTACGACGCTCCCTCTTACTTAGTTATGGGGAACAGCGAGCATGATGTGTTGGCGTTGCTAATGTTTATTATGTCAGCGATTGACGGTTTTAACGAACGAGCTTATCCAGTACGTGCTTCACTAACTATGCACAACGTACATTAATCCCGTGGGATTAAGGAGTAGTAATGAAAGATAGGATAGACGACAGAATTCTGGAGTTATTCGTAACACAGAAGTATCATTGGCATAGTCTGAGTAAAGATCAGCAGTTGGCAATGGCTACTGAGCTTATGAAAGCTAGGTATCTGCTAAACAAGCAGTACGAGTTCTTAGGCCACACGCTTGAAGACCTTAACGGCTTTAGGGATCTGGGGAAGCTAATTAGAGAAAAGACGTAGTGTTATGGACGCTGACCAAGAAGAATACTCCGCGCAGGAGTACGTTGGGGAAATATTGATCGCGCTACAGGCCGCTGACCAGATGAGCCGCAGGTTCAAAAAGTCTATGGCTATACTTAATGACTTATCCATCAAAGCACTTGAGGATGTAGATTTCAAAGGCGGGGAGGCACCCGTCGAGGTAATTTTATACCCTGAGTAGTTGCAAAAAGTTTTTATAGGAGTATATTCAAGGTGCCGCCTGCGCTTGAATCACGCAAGTGGTAGACTATTACTCCTAAAAGTCTTGCCCCCTTCGGGGGGCTTTTTACTTACTTTACTTACTAAGGAGACAACAAATGGATGATTTATCATTCTTTGGTCGTTTACGTGCGCGGTGCAGGCGTGAGTTGGGCGGTAACGTGTTCCAACACGAAGGGGTACAAGCCCTGTTGTTCGTTACTTTTCTTGCACTAGCTTATTCGATGGTGGACTAGATGACAGACGAAAGAGAGTGGGTAGAAATCAGGGGTAGCGATATGCGTATCCGTGATGACGGACGCGTGGACTGCTACAGCGAAGCAGGGTATCGCGTCTTGGAGTTAAGTTCTTTGCCTGCAACAACCCAGCGGATGCTGACTAACAACAAGGTTATGTCTAGTCATGAGTTGTTTAAATGGCTGGAGACTTGCCCCAACAGCGATTGGTTTCAAGGTACTAGCCAGAGGCGTGGCGTTACCATCTTCTTCCCAACAAGTGATGAGGATGTGGATTAATGCGTCACTGCTATACGTGCAACCGATGTGGAGTTCCAATAGTCAAGGCGCTGTGCGAACAGTGCCAAACCAAACTTAAAGGGATCAAAAATGAAGAGGGAAAGCGACCCAATAAACCCAGACCATTACCGGCAAGATAACGAGATAGAGTGCATAGACGCTATGCTTGCCGCATACGGTGAAGAAGAAGTGCGTATCTACGCGAAGCTCGCGGCTTTTAAATATAGCTGGCGAAGGGGGCGTAAAGACAACGAAGAACAAGAAGTCGAGAAGCAGATGTGGTACTTACAACTGTCCCTTGGCATAGACCCAAGGGGAGAGCGTGATGCGTACAGTCTACGTTGATTTTGAGACGTACTACGACTCCGACTACTCACTTAGTAAACTCCAAACAGACGAATACATAACCGACGAACGCTACGAAACTATCATGGTTGGCGTGGCGATTGGCGACGAGCAACCTTTCTCCGTCGTTGGCGACGAGCAATCCATCAAGAAAAAACTTGATGGCCTATGTGATTGGGACAACGTACAAATTTGTTGCCACAACACTATGTTTGACGGGTATATCCTAGCCAAGCGTTATGGAATAAACCCACGAATGTGGACTTGTACGCAAGCCTTGTCTCGCATGGTGCATCCATATCTGCGCTCTCACTCACTAGCTAATATGGCTAGATACTACAAACTACAAAGCAAGGGCACAGCCGTCCACAACATGAAAGGCGTCCGTCTCGCTGACATGGACGAGGACACGTTCGCAGACTACGAAGCGTATTGTCTTACTGACGTTAAAATATGTCGCGATTTGCACCGGGAACTTTCCTATAAGTCACCTGTACTTAATAACTTGCTGATCGACATGACGATCCGTATGTTCACAGAGCCAGAGTTTGTTGGTGATCTTGATCTCATGCAGGATCTATACACCAAAGAAGTGCAGAGGAAAGAAGGACTGTTGGCGCTGGCACAAGCTGACCGCTCCGAGATCATGTCGAGTGCCAAGTTTGCGGAGAAGCTACGCGCCCTTGGTGTGTACCCGCCTACCAAAGTAAGCCCCAGAACGGGCAAGACTACTTTCGCTTTTGCCAAGACAGATAAAGAGTTTCTGGCTTTGCAGGAGCATCCCGACTCAGAAGTGCAGGCGCTGGTAGCCGCTAGGCTGGGCGCTAAGACCACTATTGCAGAGACACGGGCCGAACGTTTTATTGAGATGACAAAGCGTGGCCCACTTCCTGTGTACTTAAACTATTGGGGCGCTAAAACAACCGGAAGGTACTCCGGCGGCAACAAAGTTAATTGGCAGAACCTACCCGCCAGAGGGATCAGTGCTGGTTTGCGTAACGCGCTCCGCGCCCCCGAAGGACACTCTGTACTTGTTGGCGACTCATCTAATATCGAACTGCGTACCGTGATGGCTTTGGCAGGGCAAACTGATGTTATCGAAAAGCTAGAGGCGGGGGTCGATATGTACTGCGACTTTGCTTCCCGTATGTTCGGCAGGGAGATAACCAAAGCTGACAAAGCTGAGAGGTTTCTGGGTAAGACCGCAATGCTCGGTTTGCAGTACGGCGCAGGGGCCGCACGCTTCCAAGAGATGGCTAACCTACAAGGTAAGTACATAGGCGCAGAGCCGATCTCAATGGATAGAGCTTACGAGATTGTTGAGTTGTATCGTAGCGTTCACTACGAAGTAACCAAGCTGTGGCAACACTGCGAGCACTCCGTGCTACCTAATATATCCAACGAAAACTGGCTTGAGCCTGTAGATACAAGAAGTTGGTTCATTACGCAAAACGAAGGTTTCGGCAGGCCGGGAGAACCGGGAGTTGTCTACCATAAGCTACGCTACAAAAAAGATGGCTGGGTGTACACGATGGGCCGCAACGAAGAAGTCAGAATCTTTGGGCCGAAAGTTGTAGAAAATCTTTGCCAACATGCGGCAATGCAGATTGTTATGTGGCAGACTGCTAGGATCAATCAGCGGTATCCGGTAAAGCTATCGGTACATGACGAAGCTGTGTG